AGTTGCAGTAACGGATTTGTTATTATACAAAACGCAATCAAACAAATTAAATTGGCAGGTCAGTAATGGCAACAAAGTTAGATAATAATTCACAATCAAACGACCTAACAAAGAAACTTTGGGATAAACACCAAGCAGATGAGTATACTCATGTAGATAACTATAAAGAAGCTATATGTATAAACTGCTTTAAGAGAGATGTGTCTATCGCAACCATATGTGATATTTGTGGAGACTGTGCAGGTAAAAGAGGTAGAGAACCACTTTTAGCTAAAATAACAGACAAATATTATGGTCTATGTTATTTTTGTGGAAAATACAAATTTAACATTGAACAAATCAATGCTAGGTTCTGTAAGACATGTCACGGAAGAATAGCTAAAGTAATGAAGGATTATAATAAGAAAGGTGGTATGTTTGGTGCAGATCCATTCTGGTTAAAAATGAAAAAGAGACATGGTAAAGATTGGATGCATATAATGGGTAAAGAGTTAGGTAATAAGAGATGAGTGATTGGGGTTCAGGTAATTATCCTATACAGGCTTGTCCTAAATGTAAAAAGAAGGCAGGCTATACATGGACTTGGGGTAAGAATGATGGTCATTCAAAAGGTTACTCAACTTGTAAAGGATGTAAGGCAAAGTTTTAATCTAAACCTTTTCTTTTTTCTAATTTCCATTTTTCATATTCTTTAAGATCTGGTGGAGTTAATAACAACTCTAATAGTTTTTGTATTATTTCTAATCTATCAACTACTTCATCTAATTTCTGATTTGTCATACCTAATGATTTTAGGGATAGGAAATCTAAATTAACCATCTAAAAGCACCAAATTTACTCTATCAGATGTTATATCATATAATCTATATGACCAATCAAGTTTTACAGGCTTTTTTGGTTTATCTCCATGAAATCTACCAACTCTCATTATCATCATTGGTTTTCTAAAACGTCTTGTACAGAATTCTATTTGATCTGTTTTCGGATTATATCTAGATTCTTCATATTTTACTAATTTTTCATCTCCTTCTTCATGTTCACTTATATCATTATTTCTAAAATGAACTATTGTTCTGTTTAGTTGTGGTCTTTCTTTTTCTAAGTTTGTGTTTGTCACAATCCATAGATGTTCTCCTTTAATATAACAATCAGTTATATCAGCTTCATATAAAATAGAATCTGATTTATTTTCATATAATTTTCTATATGTACTAAAAGAATCATATACATGAAATGTAGTTGCCATTAGTAATTAATGCAAAACCTTATTAATAAACGATTCCCTTTTTCTTCATGAGTAAGGAGAAGAATTGTTCTTCATGTGGTAAAAACATGTATGGTTATACAGATGATGTTCATGATTTATGGATTTGTTATGTATGTGGACATTATGTAGGTCATTCAAACTCAGATATGTTGTTTTTTGATCTTGTGAATTCAGACCCAGAGATAATATTAGAACTAGTTGGTAAGAAATTATTAAGACCGATGAAATAATTATATACTAGAAATATATCATAATTATATGAATGTAGCACGATCAGCAGCCCGTATATCCGGAAACTTTGGAGTTTCGTTTTTCTCTCCATTAGTGGGTGGTAATGTAGCCGAATCCATATATGATGTAGGTGTTTCTTTTGAAATGTCTATAGTAATTGCATTAATTTCAGCAGCCTTTGTAACAGGTCTTGCTATATCTAAAGAAGCATCAGAGTGGGGTAAACAGAATGACAAAAAAAGAAAATAAAAGATCTTGTGAATGGATAAAAGAATTTCATGATAAGTTTTGCTTCCTATGCCTAGTTTTTAAATAAAGTTTATATAACGGTTCTAATCAGTTGAGCCATGGTCGATCCAGTATTAATCACTGTTGTAGCAGCAGTAATTGGTGCAGGCTTGAACACTTTACGTGGCTACTTGAACTCTGAGGAACAAGCATACTCAGCAAGAAAGCTCGCAGGTGCTCTAATCATCTCCACATTTGCTGCAATTGCAGTCGCACAGACTATTGCAGTAGAAGGAGTTGGTTTGGTTGGTCTAGGCTTAATAGGTCTAACTACCGGCTTCGCAGCAGACTTCGCTGTTTCAAAAGCAAAGAAAGAGTAAGAGTAGGCAATATTTTGGGTAAATTACCCACCCTACATCCCTTTTTTTATCAAACTTTATATACTTAATGAATGAATTGTTAATAGACATGGATCCATTGTTTTTTAAGCAAACCCTAACGAAAAGTCTAGAACCAATCAATTCTGAAGAAAGATTCTTTGAGGGAATACTCACAGTTCAAATGAGAGATAAACAAAATGAGATTACAGTAACTGATGAGTTAATGAAAGTCCTACCTGTCTGGATGGATAGAGGAGCACCTATTACAGATACTCATACTAATAGAGTAGTTGGTAAAGGTATTAATTTTGCAAGATTGGAGATTAAAGATGAAGAAGGTATTGAAATACCAGCTATAAAAATTACAGGTAAAATACATAAGAATTATGAATTAGATGATGAGATTTGGAAGAAAATAACAAGTGGTGAGTATAAAGGCTTATCATTTGGTGGTGCAACCAAAGCAGAAAGAGAACCAATCACTATGAAGGATGGTTCAGTAGCATATGCATTAAAAGATCTGGAACATTATGAGGTAGCAGTCTGTGAAGATCCAGCAGTACCATTAGCATTAATAACTGACTTTAATCCACTAGCAAAAGCAGTAACTCAAGGAACTGTTCTTGATAATGGAAAAATGAAAATAAATTGTGATAATTTTGGATGTGCAGTAACCAAAGATGCTAACCTATCAGAAGCAGATACATTTGAAGGTAAAGTAAGAAAACTCGTAGCAGATGGTAAAACACATGAACAGGCAGAGAAAATAGTAGGTTCATTCGTTAAAAACAAAGATGATGATAGTGATCATGGTAAAGAAGGCGTATCAGATGCTGAGACTGATCAAAACACACACGGTATGTATAATCAGGATGTTAATGAGAATTCCAGCTCTGGACGTAAAATTAAAGAAGATTTCACAGGAACAGGTCATCCACAACCAAAAAATCCAGAACATGGCGATATTATTGAAGAATCTACAAAGGAAACAGGAAAGAAAATTAAATACCCATCAGAACAAAAACTAACTCAAAAAGATCAAGCTACTCAAGGTAGAGGTAGTGGAGTTAGAGGTTTAGGAGGATATAATACATCACAACAAGGAAATGAAGTAATAAATCAGGTTTCAGAAGTAAAAGATACTGAAACAGAAAAATATATAAACCCCGATAAAGTTAAATATGATAATAACATGAGCGATTCTGACAACAAAATTGTAGAACAAGAAGAGAAGAAAGAAGCTCCAGTAGATGCCAAAGTCGAAGAGAAAGCTGTTGAAGCTAATCACGACGACGAAAAGGAATCTAAGGATGCTATCAAAACTTCTATCGACTCTCTCGTAGAGCAAATCAAATCACTCGCTGAAGGTCAAACTGGCGTTCACGATTCTATCAAATCAATTGATGGAAGATTAAAAGCTCTAGAAACACCAACCGACTTACCTTTAAAACCATCAGGTTCTGAAGGTGGAGATGATGTTGGTGCAGATGTTAAAGTACCAGCAAAACCATATCCACAAGGAGATCAATCCGGATTGGATAGTGATAGATCTGGTGATGATAAACCTTCATCAGATGAAGGTAAACTCAGAGCATCCGAGAAAGCAGAGTTAGTTACAAAATCTCAACACAGCTTTACTACAGAAACTCCAAGACCGGGTGCAGCACTCGAGACTATTGAAAAATCTTCTAAAGATTATTCACCAATCTTGAAAGATGCACGATCAGAAGGTTATGAAGGACTAAGTAAAGTTGCACAAGACATTCTCGCAGGTAAATACTACAAACCTTCAGAAGAAGAGGTAAGAGGTTTCTAAAATGGTTGCAATTAAAACTATTGATGAACTCGAAGCACTCTACTATGGTTATAACAGAAACCTCCTAAGAAAAGCAGATGCCCCAGTTACAACATCAACAACTGGTACATTCAACGCAATTTTTGGGGCTTACGCATGGGCTCAATTAAACCTTGAAGCAAATGCATTTGGTATCTTACCAAAATACCCATGGGATAAATCTGGATGGCGTGTAATTACAGCAAAACCAACCCTTAATACCAACCAAGGCAACACTGCTTTAGGTGGTACAGCAGAGGGAGGAAACATCGCAGAGACAGTAAAACCAACACTTCAAGAAATTGATGTACGTCCAAAAACAGCTCAGTTGCCTTTCAGTGCATCTGAAGTTATGGAATGGTTGAGCACACACTCTAAAGATGATATCTGGGGAGGACTCGGTTCACTCAGATTGTACATGGCTGTACAACACAAAGAATTCCTAAACAGAATGTTATTGGCTGACGTAGAATCAGAAGCAGCAGGTGCTTCCGGTGCAAACTCAGGTCACAGCAACTTCGAATCCTTAGATAGAATCATCTCCAGCGATGCTGAAGAAGATGCACTAGGTGGTTCACACGCAGGTTACTATGATCCATGGGCTGCAAACGCAACCATTGACAGAGATAGTGGAACAGACTTTGACTCAACAGTAGAATCAGCTTCAGGTACCATTGGTACTAACGGTGTCCTTACCGACGATACACTACGTACTTTCTTAAGAAAGATCCGTATTGCAGCAGGTAAAGATCCAAACGTATTCCTAGGTTCGCACGAAGTTTACTCCGAAATACAAGGCTTATACATGCCTTCAGTCCGTATTCCAAACCCATACGGTGAAGCATTAGTACAAGTTGACGTTAACGGAATTCAAACATTCAAAGGAACCGGTGTCGGAATTCACGTAGATTCAATCTATGGAATCCCATTCATCCCATCAAAGGATGCACCAAGCAACTCATCCGATACAGCAGAAATCGGTAGATTATTTGCATTAGATACTTCTGATGCAGAAGGCTACGGATATCCAAGAATTGGAATTCAAGTCGCTATCCCAACTGAATACTATGAAGCAACCAGACGTTCACCGGGCTATCCATTCGTAAACAATGCATTTGTTGAGAAAGGTGTCTTCAGAACTATGGGCGAAACTGTATGTCGTCACTTCAAGTCACAAGGAAAGATTAGAGATATCAAACTCTAGAATAAAATACTTTTTCTTTTTTTTTTGAATACTTCTTAGCGTATGCTAAGGGGGGAAAGGTTTATAGCTGCGAGCTGTTTATGTCTTTTATGAACGCACCATTAACAGAACAAGAAAGAAAGTCTAACCCAAAAGGTCACCTTTCAAAAGATTTAACCCTTAAATAGGTGGGTATTTCAATAACTCTATGTCATATAGAGATACTCCTATTTTTTCTAAATGGATTTTTATAGTTCCTATAATTTTATTTTTCTCTATAATGATGTTTGGTTTGGCATTTCATGATCCAACACCAAGTACAAATGCACCTTTTGATAGAGTAGATTGTGTAAATCCTAACACATCTCAAACTAGGATGTGTCCATAATGTACAATGATGATAAAACTTGGGAACAGCATTATGCTGATTGGATTATCATAATAAAAAGAATACCTGAAATTTCACCTCAAAACCTCTACAGAAGGAAGCTTATTCAGAATTTAATAGACACTTATGAGCGAAACTTTATAAAAGATAAGTAATCTCAATAATCAATGGCAGTAACAGTCAGTACAGCAGATTGGACTAATGCTAACGTCAGAAAGACACTTTCATGGCAAGCAGCATTAACCTCAAAATTGCGAGTATATAAAGTCAAAGTCACAGCAGGTGGCTCTGATGCATATGCAACCAACGGAGTGTCAGCCGACCTTAAAGAGGGAAGGATTTCTACACTAGTTGCAGTGATTCCGGAATTTACCGATTCACTATACAAAGTAGAATATGACAAGACAAATGAGAAAATCAAACTCTATTCCGTAGGTGGCTCAGCAGGCGCAGTATTTGCAGAAGTAGCAAACAGCACCTCAATTGCAAACAAAGTATTCGAATTTCTAGTCATAGGCTACTAGAGTCCAAAATAGCCGACTTTTTTTTTCTCAATAAAGTTTATATATGAACACATGAATAAACCTGTATGGTAGAACTAAACCACAATGTAGTGTCATTTAACTCTGATACAACAATTAAAGGAGACCATGGAGTCATAGTAAATGTCTATGTTTCAAAGACAGGTTCATCAGGATCAAAATGCATATTTAAAAATGGAACATCATCATCTGGTGGAGCCGAATTCACAATATTTGCAGAACAACAAGGAACATATGTTGCAATTAACAGAAGATTTGAAGAAGGCATATTCGCAGATATCACAGGCGATGCTGAATATACAGTCGTCTTTAAGTAAATTTATATACGATATCAACTCAACACTATCATGGCTACGACCTACTGTTCAGTTGAAGATGTTGCAGATTTGCTCAGAATCCCCGTTACTGCTACTACTATTCCTAATAAGACTCAAATTGAAAAAATAATAAATAGAAAGGAAGATGAGTTTGACAGAAGAACAGGTCATGCTTGGAGATCAAAAACAAAGACAAGAGAATTACATGACTTACCATTACTTTATACTTTTGGTTGGGGTACTCCTATATTTCTACAACACAGAAATATTTATGATTTAGATACATCACAAGGTGATAAAATAGAAATTTGGCAAGGTTCTTCATCTACTTGGGAAAACATAATTGGAAATTCTCAATGGTATGATGCAAATTATGAAAGAGGAACAATTCATCTTAGAGGTTTTATATTTTCAATTTTAAGGAAGAACAGAGTAAGAGTAACTTACAGATATGGTGGAGAAAATTATGCAGGTGATACAACAATACCATATGACGTTGAAGATTGTGTTGTTAAGATGGTAGCACTTGATGTTCTCAATGGAAGTCTAAGAATGGACAGACTACCAATCGGTGGTTCAGGTATTGATCTTGAATCAATTAAAAAAGATTGGAGAGGAGACATTGAAAAGTGTGTTGAGAATCGTAGAGAAGTATTTGTAGTTCCATAATGGCACTTTTTTCAAGAATTGCTGGTGGACTTAAGAGTCATCTTACAGTAAAATTACATAAGGCAGGTATTAAAAGAAACGCTTTTGAATTTCTTGGTTTCATAAATCAGGAGAAAATAAGATTAGCAGAAGCAAAAGAAATATTAATGAGAGATTTTGAGTTTGCTCCTAGTGCAAGAGTTGTTACAGAATTGTCACAAGATAAACAAGGAGTGATTGGTTATCATGATTCAGATATTCGAAGAGAAGCAGAAGATGCTGCAGCATTAGAACTTTATAGAGTTCCACCCGGAACGAAAGTAAATATAGATGCTCTCAAAAGTTGGATAAAAGCTAAAAAACTATATGTTGATGGTAATATCAAAAATGCTGAAATCAAATCTAGGAGAGAAACATTAGCAGAAAGTCAAAATCCTAATAGATCTAATTCGTGGTATATAGATGAAGATACAATAAAAAGATTAGCGTATCTTATTATGAAAAAGTTTGAGAGAGAAGGATATGATATGCCATTAAATAATGAACATTATGAAAAACCATATGGACTTGATTTAGATGGAGAGGATGAAACAATGAGAGCTATGTTCGATGTTGAGTTTGAAGGTAAAAATATAGGATGGGATAAAGGTCAAGTATAAATACTTGATGTAATAATATAAATCATGGGTAGTGCTCTATATACTGCATTAGATGACTTAAAAACAGTCATACAAGATAAGTGGAATACAGGCTCAGCAGATGCTGGTTATGTTCCTAGAGTAATTCCAATATGGGAAGAGAAAACATTAGGATATGGTAATTCAAGAGGGGCAACTATTTTGATGAAACCAGAAGGTGAAGATATAGCATACTTTAATTTATACGGAACTAATCATCTTCATTCAGTAACTATTGAATTAGACATAAGAACATATCTAAATATTGAGAATCATGAAGACACTGTTAATGAATTACAAAGAATAATAAAAGACCAAATACGAAGGTCTGATTTTGTAGATTTGAGGTTAACTGGCAGTGAGTCATTAAGCCACCTCTACAGGAATATGTATAGACATATAATCACTATTAGATATAGAAAAATGGATCCATAGGCAATATTTAAATACTTATAGCGAGGAATGATATTATCATGGTAAGAACAGGTGCACATGGCTATATTCAATACGGATGGGAATCAACATTTGGTTCAGTATCTAGTGGATTTGACAAGCCTTTTGGACTACAACAATCAGTAGGAGCAATTACATTAAACAACTCTAGAAAAGATATCAGAAAATTAAACCAAGTTGAAAGAGAAGCATTTGCTTACGGACAACAGTCTGGAAGTGTTTCAGTAGACTTTATATTATCAAACCCTTGGCTATTCAAGGCATTATACGGAGCAGCAACAACATCTGGTTCTTCAGCACCATATACTCACACATACGATGATGCACCAAAAACAGTTACTTCATTCAGTACTGAAGTTGGCTTTGCAGGCGAGACAGAAAATATATCAAGAAAAATGCTTGGATGTATATTATCAGGTTTTTCAATAAACACTGCTGTAGATGACTTAGTAAACGTAACAGCAGATATAACATTTGGTTCTGAGGGAGATGCAACAACATCATTAGATTCTACCCCAGCAGCAGACGATATTAATTTCCCATATACATTTGCACATGGTTCATTAAAATGGTATAACGGTTCTTCATTAGCAACAGTAGCAGAAGTACAAAGTGTATCTACAACATTCACACAAAATGCAAACTTACTATACGCAGTTGGTTCTCATAAAGCAACTGCAACATACAGACAAGGATTTGATATTAATGGTACATTCCAAACATCATGGAAAGACAATAATATGTTACAACAATTAATAGACCAAATTGACACTCCACCATCCTCAGAAATTCACTCTGGATCAAGTGCAGCATTAGAACTTAAATTTACAAACGGTGGTTCAGGTGCAGCAGAGAAATCAATTACAATAACTCTACATGGTGTAACAATTGATACCCATACAGTAGATGGTATTGTTCCAGTAGATCCAGTCTTC